ACTTGGAAGTAACAAAAGATAATGCGAAAGATAAAGTTATAGAACTATCTAATGGTTCTACTATACGTATGGGTTCTGTGAATCAGGTGGACTCTACAGTTGGTAGAAGTTATGACTTAATCATTTTTGACGAAGCCGCACTGGCTGACGGAAAAGATGCTTTCAATGTGGCACTCAGACCAACATTGGATAAAGAGAACAGTAAAGCAGTATTTATTTCAACTCCAAGGGGACGAAACAACTGGTTTGCGGACTTCTACCATAGAGGGTTTAGTGATGAGTTTAAGGACTGGTGCTCTATAAGAGCAACCTATCACGAAAATCCTAGAATTAGTGATAATGACATACATGAAGCTAAGAAAGCTATGTCAACTGCAGAATTTTCACAAGAGTACTTAGCTGACTTCAATACTTATGAAGGGCAGGTTTGGAACTTCAATTTTGAAACTCAAGTAGGAGACTTCGAACAACTAGATACTAGTAAAATGGATGTTTTTGCAGGACTTGACGTAGGTTATAAAGACCCAACAGCTTTATGTGTTATAGCATATGATTGGGACTATGATAAATTTTACCTTATAGATGAATATATGGATGCTGAAAGAACTACTGAACAGCATGCAATTGAAATACGAAGACTAATAGAAAAACACAATATAGATTACATTTATATTGATTCAGCCGCACAACAAACACGTTTTGACTTCGCTCAAAACTACGACATTTCTACTATTAACGCTAAAAAATCTGTCTTAGACGGCATAGGACAAGTAGCGGGTATAATAGATAACGACACACTACATATAGACCAAAGATGTTCTCAATCATTATCATGTGTAGACCAATACCAATGGGACCCCAACCCTAACTTAATAAGAGAAAAGCCAAAACATAATATGGCAAGTCACATGGCAGACGCTTTGAGATATGCGCTGTATACTTTTGAGACCTCCGCCAATACATTTTAAAAAGTATGACCTACCAAAAAATTGTTCTTGACAAAAAGGTGAAATTTTGGTATAATTTTCAGTAATAGGAATTTATGGATTTAAAAAGAGATTTAGTCAAGTACGTACGAGACAAAGCGAAATCAGGTTATCAAAAAGAGACCCAATGCTTTATCTGCGGCGAAACAGAAAATTTAGAGTTTCACCACTACTATGGAATGACTGAGCTACTATACACTTGGATGAAGAGTAACAAAATTACGATTACCTCAGCCGATGAAATAATGAATCTTCGAGAACAGTTTATAGAGGAACACCTCACCGAAGTATATGATGAAGCAGCAACACTATGTAAAACCCATCACATAAGATTGCACAGTATATATGGAAAGAGACCTAAATTGGCAACAGCAAAGAAACAAAAACGATGGGTGGAGATACAGAGAGACAAATATGGCATGGTATGATAGATTCTTAGGCATTGATAGGGAGAAGTTAAATCCTTCTCAACCTTTTATTGGCCTAGAAGAAGGACTAGCAATAGATACTCGTGAGAAGAAAGATAATTATCGCTCAGCTTACGAAGAACTAGAAGTAGTTAACAGGGCTGTCAACATGATTGTTGACGATAGCGCTGATATACCTTTTGATATTGGAGAGAAAATACTAGGTATGACTCCAATAGTTCAAAATGTTCGTAGAACTAAAGTAGATTTGCTTTTGAATAAAGAGCCGAACCCTTTTCAGGATATCAATAGTTTTAAAAGAAATTTAATTATTGACTTACTGATAGATGGTAACATCTTCATTTATTTTGATGGTGCCCATCTCTATCATTTACCTGCACAAAACGTTACCATAGAAGCTGATACTCAGACATATGTGAACAAGTATGTATATGATGGTCATATAGACTACACCCCGAAAGAAATTATACATATTAAAGAAAACTCATTTCATTCAATCTATAGGGGTGTACCTAGATTGAAAGCAGCGTACAGAACAATGTATTTGCTAGATAGTATGAGAAAATTCCAGGACAACTTCTTTAAGAACGGAGCAGTTCCAGGATTAGTACTAAAATCTCCAAATACTCTTTCAGACAGGATAAAAGAAAGAATGTTAGTAGCGTGGGGACAAAGATATAATCCTAAAAATGGTGGTAGAAGACCACTTATACTAGACGGCGGATTAGAAGTAGATAGTTTAACTAAAGTAAACTTTAAAGAACTAGACTTCCAACCTTCAATAGCAGCGAATGAAAAAGTAATATTAGAAGCAATGGGCGTACCTCCGATTCTTATGGATGGAGGAAACAATGCAAACATTAGACCAAATCATAGATTATATTATTTAGAAACTATACTACCTATAGTTAGAAAAATAAATCATGCTTTAGAAAGATATTTTGGGTTTAAAGTAACTGAAGATGTACATGGAGTTCCGGCACTACAGCCAGAGTTAAGAGATCAAGCAGCATATTACGCAACACTAGTTAACACAGGTATAATGACACCTAACGAAGTCAGGGAAGCAATGAACATGGAATCAATTGATGGACATGATGAATTGAGAATTCCAGCAAATATAGCGGGCAGCGCAGCTGACCCAAGTGAAGGTGGAAGACCACCGGAAGAAGAGGAAAATAATGAATAAACCAGCGATTCTTAAACAGTTAATGGAGTACTTTATGAAAAAAGGAAAAGTACTTACTATAGACGAATATAAAGCAGCAAGTGATACGCCAATGCGTTTTATAGCTGCAAAAAGAGCTTTTGGCTCTTGGGCAAGAATGAAACAAATGATTGAGCATAAAATGAGAATGGATAACGTTACCATAGAAGCTCCTAAAGTTGCTCAGAAAGCAAAGCCAGCTCCTAAAAAAGCTGAAGTAAAGGGTAAGTAATATGTCAGAGAAAATTTTTCATTGGTCATCAACTTTTAAAACACTAGGTGAAGATGATGATGGAAGTGTAAATATCAAAGGATATGCAAGCACGAACGCATCAGACAGAGCAGGTGATTGTATTGACCATGAAGCATGGACTAAGAATGGAGGATTAGAAAATTTTAAAGGTAATCCAATTATCCTATTTAACCATGACTATAATCGACCAATAGGTCGTGCTACTTCATTAGAAGTAAACGATAAAGGTCTCGAGCTGGGAGCTAGAATTTCTAAGTCAGCTGGAGATGTAAAAGAACTAATCAAAGATGGCGTACTTGGAGCATTTTCCGTGGGTTTCCGAGTCAAGGACGCTGATTATATAAAGGAAACTGACGGTTATAAGATAAAGGACGCTGAACTATTTGAAGTGTCTGTTGTAAGTGTACCTTGCAACCAGACTGCAATGTTCTCGATTGCAAAATCATTCGATTCTCAATCAGAATATGATGAATGGAAAGCAGAATTTTCGAAAGAAACTAAACAGGCTCATGATATGGAAGCAGTAAAAACTGACGAAATTGATGCGCCACAAGCCGTGGGTAAAACCACTCAACAGGAGAGACATATGTCTACAGAAAAAACTACTCCAAATGCTGAGTTAGACTTAAAAGCATTCGCGGAAGAGGTGGCAAAATCAACTGCTGCTAAAATCGCAATGCAACAAGCAGAACAAAAAGCAAAAGAAGTAAGCGAAGCCGAAGAAAAAGCTGTAAAACTGGAAACAGAAGCAGTGGAAAAAGAAGCTGAGCAAGAAAAAGTTAAAACTATTGTCAAAGCTGGCATGTCAGGAGCTGAACAGCTCATTAGTGACGTTGAAAAACGCGTTGCAGAAAGACATGGCGACTTAGAGTCAGTAGTAAAGGAACTACAAAAAGATCTATCAGAGAAAAAAGAAGAGATTAACGCTATGCGTGAGTCAAAAAGACAATTTTCAGATAGAGGTAACAGCGACTGGGCAAAAGCCTTCCAAAGCGACATTGATGACGCTTGGGTTATGGGTTTAGCTACAGGAAAAGGCTGGAATACTAATATGGCTTCAGATGTCATGCAGAAAGTTAACGCGCATTCAGGCGTTGGCGTTTCATCAGCTGATTTTGAGCAAACAGTATCAACAAATATTGAAAGAGATATTCAATTAGAGCTTGTATTAGCACCGTTATTTAGAGAAATCCAAATGACTTCAGCTACACAAATCTTACCAATCATGCCAGATGCAGGGTATGCTGAATTTACAGCTAACCAAGTAGCTTCTGGATCTTCACCTCATGGAAACTTAGAGGAAAGAGGAGACACAGTTGATGGTACATATTCTGGTATTGATATGACTGAAAGAACTCTATCAACCAAAAAGCTTATTTCACAATCATACTTAGGTAATGAAACTGAAGAAGATGCAATCCTACCGATTCTTCCTTTAATTAGAGAATCTATCGTTAGGTCTCATGCAAGAGGTATTGAAAACGCACTACTATTGGGTAACCATGCAGACGGTGTTTACGGTACATCTGGAGCAGCATTTGAAGGTCTAGTCACTATGGCTGGGTCTAACAAAACTCAATCCAGTACTGCATTCGCATCTGAGTCTTTAACAGCTTCTATGTTGTTAAATGCTAGAAAGCAAATGGGCAAATGGGGAATGAATCCTAGAGATGTTATTTACATCGTGAATTCAACAGAATACTTCAATCTATTATCAGATGCAGAGTTCCAAGATGTTAACTTAGTTGGCAACATGGCAACAAAACTGAATGGTGAAATCGGAGAAGTCTTCGGCTCAAAAGTAATCGTATGTGACGAGTTTAAAACTCCAGCAGTCGGCAAATTCTTCGGACTTGCTGTTAATCCGAAAAACTTT